GTTTAAGTATTCTTTTAAATCATAACTCATTTGAATTTAACCTGGGACATCAATTCAGTTAAACATGCCACTAAGTTAATTTCTTGGTCTGCAACAAAGGCAGACTTATACTGATAATCAGCAATAATTAAAACAGCATGAGGTATAGTTTCTGGTTGTAAACTATCATACATATTGTCATAAATTTTTCTAAAGATTTTAACCGGGTCATTATCAAGATTATTGACAACCCATTTTCTCATATCACTAAACTCTTTACCTTTAAGGTGAGTTACAAGTGTCTTTAAATTTTCATCAGATACATTAACAAGTATACCAGCATCAATAGTACCACTTACAGAATATCTTTGTAATTCATTAATAAGTTTTCTAAAGTCTGGGAAATGTTTCTTGATTAATTCAGCAAGTACTTCTTCTTCAAAGTCAACATTCTGTTCTTTGAGAATATAAGTTGCTCTTGAAAACAACTGACTTGCTAATTTAGGTTTATCTTTTGGATTGATTCTAAATTCTATATTAGAAAATCTACTATGCAATGGTTCGATTATTCTATTCTTAAAATTACAAGTAAGAATAAATCTACAATTCTTGTGAAACTCCTCGATGAAGCCTCTCAATGCAGGTTGTGTAGATTGTGGATTTAGATAATCTGCCTCATCAAGTATAACTACTTTTTTACCACCTGATAGTGATACAGTAGAGGCAAAGTTTTTAATCTTAGTTCTTAGTACATCAATGCCACCTTCTTCGGAACCATTAATCATAATCCAATCACATTCTAATTCTTCACATAATGCTTTTGCAACTGTGGTCTTACCTATGCCTGGTGTGCCAGAAAATAATAGATTAGATAGTTCGCCTTTCTTGATAAAGGACTTAAATAGTGTTTTTAATGATGGCGGTAATATGCAATCATCAATCTTAGCGGGCCTATATTCTTCGACCCATAAAAAGTCTGTATTCATTCTTTACTCCATTCATAATATAATTTAAATTACTTAGTAATTGTGCTGTCTGGCTCAAGAGCAATCCAGTATTCAATAGGTAGTTTTTTGTTTTTAAAATGAGATATAGACTTTGAAGATACTGAAACATCATAATCACCAGATAACATTTTTAGATTTTCTACTTTAAAATAGAAAGTATAATCTGCTGTAGCACCTTCGCCTACAACAATATCAAAGTTGTTTGATGTATCATTCTTTTTATCACATACTTTTAATATGATATCACCACCTTTTATTCCTACTAATGCAAGGTCAGGTGTTTTCAGAATTGCAGCCATCTTTTTTAATTCTGTAAGATGTGATTCTAATAAACTAAAAGTAACATCTGCCTCTGGCATATTTACTTCTTTAGTTGGCGATACTAGAACTGATGGGTCTGAATAAAAGTATTTTGCTTTTGACTTACTGCCTTCAGCAGAGATAGTCATAAACTTATCTTGTAAAGATAATTCAGGTTTGTTTAGTCCCGACATGACTGCAAGAAACTCATTGAGGTCATAGATACCAAATTCAGTATCAAATGATTCATCAATATCTGCCTTAGCAAATATGTTTCTCATAGTAGAAATTGTACTTAATTGTTTTCCTGGTTTAATCAATATGTTAGTATTGATTTCAGAAAAGTTTTTTAGAATGTTTTGTGTGTTTTGATTTAGTTTCATAATATTAATACTCACCTTTTTGTTTAATTCAACTTATTATAACAGAAATAAAGAGACCTGTCAAGCAGGTCTCTCTAAAATAAAAACAAATAATTATTTGTTCATAACGTACATAGTTACTTCAAAACCGAAACGCATTTCAGTTGCTTGAGGTTGTGTCCACATAATATTTCTCCTTTTCTCTAAATTGTTTATGGTTAATAAAATCATTAATCATAAATCAAGGTCATTGAAGATGTAGTTGTAAGACCTACAAAGGTTCAACTTGAGATTTATTATTACTTGATGTCAATAGTTCGAGGTTTTTTACCCTCTGGTACAACTTTTTCTAACTCGACTAAAAGCATTCCATCTTTCAATTTAGCACTATTTACAATCACATCATCTGCTAATGTAAATGTTCTACTAAATTTTCTTTTTGAAATACCTCTATGAATAGTTTCCTTTTCATTCTTATCATCATTCTCAACTGACTTAATTGTCAATTGGTTAAGAGCAGATTTAACTTCAATATCTTTTTTATTAAAACCGGCAAGTGCCATTTCAATCTGATAATTTAAGTCATCTATCTTATTAATGTTGTAAGGTGGGTATGATGTCGGTTGTTTAACCGTGTACTCTAATGTATTATCAAAGCGGTTAAATAGGTCATCAAACCCTACTGAAAATGGTCGTAATTCGTTCCATATATTACTTGGTATAGATAGTCTTGTCATATTTTTTCTCCTTTTATTAAGCAAGTTTTCATTGCGATACCTCTTAATTGAGCGTATCACAATTATTTATATAAGTTAATTAGTACATTTGTAATAAAGTGCCGTTTTTTTGTCTCGGGTGAAACGGCAAAACCCACATTGGTGTCTTTGCGGAAGACACTCTACCTCTAATGTCAGGACTTACGAACTGCCTCACATTACTATTTATACGATAAAATACTCTTACTGATTAGTGTAAGCGAATTTTTGTTTACCGTATACAGCTTTGATACCAGAAGCAACGATATCAGAGAACGAAGTATTAACAGAAGCAAATGAATTACTTCCAAACACTTTGTTTACACCAGCAGCTACAATAGCTTTAGTAGGTGCACCTAAACGATACGAAGTACCACCAGCAGATTTATTAATATAAACCATGTGTCCTTCAGTTCGTAGTTGGTCAACCATTGCTCGTGGTGATTTCAAATCAAATCTACTTCCTCTTAAAGTTTTCCACCAAACGGGATTACCCTTTGATAATAGATTTAATACTTTTTGTTTTTTAGTTAAGGTTTTTCTACCCATAATATACAACTCCTTCAAGTTCTTGTTGCCGATTGTTTTACATTAGCTGATATGGGCAACATATTCATATCAAGTAATTCTTTTAAAACTGTTTTTTTAAATCTTTCAGTTTTTGTTCTTTTTTAAAACGCCTAATTGCCTGTTTCTTTGCTTCTCTTTTTACGGCAGAAGGTTTAGAATAGTGTTGGCGTTCTTTTAATTCTCTTAGTAAGCCATCTTTAAGTAGTTTCTTTTTTAAAACTCTCATGGCCTTCTCGACATTATTTCCTTTAACTTGTACTTCTATTGTCATTATAATTTTTTAGTTTTGTTTCTCATTGTTTTAATTATACACTATTTTTATATTCTTGTCAAGCAAGTAAAAAAGTGGCACCGACTACAGGCGCCACTCGACTACATTATGAGATAGATTTTAATAACTAGGGTTATCGTCCTCACTATCATCGGAATCTAATTCATCATCTAGAACTGGACTATTCCAAGTAGCAACATCTTCGCCGCCATCAATCTTTGTATATAAATCAATGAATGATGTTTTGGTATCAACATCAAATCTATTGGTACACATCTCAATAGCCTTCATCTTATTCTTAAAGATAGTAAAGGCTTCTACTATGTGGACTAATCGTCTAGTAGAAATAATCTCATCTACACCGCCTTCATAAAAGGTCTTTCTGATAATGTCTGCCCAAGTAATTAAGTTATCGGCAAACTTTTTATCAGAGTCTTTTGTAAGACCTTTTTCAGACATTACATTTAACAAGATTTTACCTTCAATCTTATTTGTGGGATATGCCTGTTCAACAGTAATAGGAAATCTTTCAAGGAATGCCTCGTTAAGAATATTAGTACCGATAAACTTACCGTCATTAGAACCCTGCCCTTTAGTATTGGCAGTAGCAATCACATTGAACCCTGATGCAGGTTTAATAAACTTGTTAATCTTTTTAAGAAAGACACCATTACCTTCTAAGATAGGTTGTAAACACATAATCTTATTAGACGCAAGGTCAATTTCGTCAAGAAGAAGGATTGCACCTCTCTCCATTGCCTCGATTACAGGACCATTCTGCCAAACAGTTTGACCATCTTGCAATCTATAACCGCCGAGTAAATCGTCTTCATCAGTTTCGATTGTGATATTAACTCTAATACACTCTCTTTCGGTTTGAGCACAAGCCTGAGATACATTCATAGTCTTACCGTTACCAGAAAGACCTGTAATAAAGATAGGATAAAATTGTTTACTAGTAACAATAGATTTAATATCTTTGAAGTAACCCCAGGGTACGAACACAGGATCCTTAGTAGGTACGATATCACCAGTTAAACTTGAAACGATAAACGCAGCCTGATTAACTGTCTCATTAACAGGTGCTGTCTCAGTTTTAGGTAATTCTGAAATGATATCTTCTTTAATTTTAGGAGAGATATCACCGTCAATAGGAAGAGCGTAAACTCCTCTTGCAACTTTGAATTGGTCTTGTTTTAACCAACTTGGATTTTTGATATTACCAATCTTGATAAAATCGTTAATTTCACTTCTAGTTAAATCAGTTTTCTTGTAATGTTTATATAACAATTCAACTTGATTTAACTGTTCATTATTTAATGTAGTCATTTTTCACCTTTGTTTTTTTCATAATATATGTATATTATACGATATTTTGTATAGTTTGTCAAGCATTATTCCATTTATTCCAAATTATTCCAGATAAATGTAACGAATATGGGGGTTTTTGCCCCCATATTGACGTTCTTTGATTACTCACTATCTGAAACTGCCCCAATTTGTGGCATCTCAGATGGTGTATCAGCAACTTCAGCAACTTGCCCTATCGAAGGTAAAGCATAACTGCCTCTGCCCAATCTGTATGATTGACTTTTCATCAACCAAGCAGGTTTAGTGATACCGAGTTTACTTTGAAGAGATATAATATCCTTTCTAGTAATTTCAGAAGTAAAGCCCTCTTCATTTGCCATTTTAACAAATGCTTCTTGAGCTGGTTTTAGTAATATTTTAGATGTATTTTCCATTATATAGTTCCTTTTCAATTAAGCGACTTGCGAAATAAATTTATTTAAGACAACTCTACTATCTTTATTTTCTTTCAAAGTAGATTTGAATAGTTTTTTTATTTCACTCTTTTTAGCGTTTTCAGATGGTGTCGCCATTTGACCATCTGATACTTGCAAGTTACCCCCAGCAAGGAGATAAAATTCATCATAAGCAGTATTGT